GTTCAAGTAGGTTTCGATCGCAGCATCGGCATCGTCGCCGTTGCGGATCGGGCTATCGGAAACGGCCGCTGCCAACTTGCGCTTCGCCGGCCATGACAGTTCGCGCCAGTCGTCGGGGATCGCGACGGCATCTTCGGCGACCGGCGGCGTACTGTCGACGGGGGTCGGCGGGCCACCAGCCGCAGCAATGTAGCCCTCGGCGAGCAGCCCGGGCGCCATGTCGCGGAAGTCGCGAACATCACCGGCAACGACCAGTTCGGCACGAATGCCGGACCCGTCTGCCGCCCATGCGAAAGGCAGGAGAACCACATGCTCGGTCATAGCGTCAGCCCTTCACGAGCAAGTTCGGGTGCTTGGAATGGTCGTACCGGGCTTCGATCTCGTCCGCCGTCGGCAAATCCGTTTTCGGCGTGAACGACACCGACACCGGGCCACCGTCGTCGGGCTGCTCCATCACCACATCGACCGCGTCATAACCGTAGACCCGCTGCCAGAGCGGGGCGCACGCATCCATAAGCGACGTGTTCGCCGGGAACCCGATCTCAATGCCGCGGGCTTTGGCGATGCCGAGATGGAACTCGACGCACGCCCGGCCCTTCTCGGCGTCGTGGGCGTTCGGATAGGTGAAGTCGAAGCCGAACATGCTGATCTGCCGAACGCCGATGTGCACGGCGTAGGCGACGGCATAGGCGGCCGTGGAATTGAAGTAGGCGAAGCCGCAGGAGTTGATGACGTCCTGCAACGGGAACTCGACGAGCCCCGGATAGTCCGGGTGCGTCCGGCTCGTGTAGATCGGGCCGGGATGACGGCGAAGCCACGGCAGCATCTGGGCAATGTTGCTCTGCGGCCGGGCAGCGGCCCGGATTTCCTGAATGCGGACATCGTCCATGTGGAAGACGCGGTCGCAGTTCACGACGTCGGCGACGGCATTGATGCCCCAGACCTCATCGGCAAGCGCGCGTCTCGCGCCCATCCGCTTCGCCAGGTCGACGTAGCCCTCTAGCGAGGGTCCCATGCCAAGGATGACGACGTGGTTCGGGACGGTGAGACCGTCAGACGGCGATGCCACAGACGCCTGCTCCGCACGTTCAGCCATGACGACGATTGTCCTTCCTTCTACGCCGCGCTCTACGGATGACTCCGGCCCGGCCTGGCCGCACCATCCTGTCACTCGCCAGCCCGTCTCTGTGAGAAGGGCCTCAAACTCGCTGCGGCGGTAGTGTCTGTGGTGGTAGGCGTAGCCCTTAAACGGGAACACCGCCTCGTTCGGCACGCTGGCCAGCAGAACGGGCGCGGCTCGGTTCAGAGCGCGCAACATCGGCCGGGGGTCGGCGAGATGTTCGATCGTCTCGAAACAGACGGCGGCGTCGAAGCTGCCCGCCGGCAAGTCGAGGCGGCAGGCGTCACCCTTGCGCAAATCGACCGCAGAGTGGGACCAGTGGCGTCGGCCGTAGGCTATCGCCTCTGCATCATTGTCGATGCCAACGACGAAGCCTCCGGCGTCCGCAAGGATCGTCGCCCCGTAGCCGATGCCGCAAGCGACATCCACGACACGCGCGCCCGCGGCCACCCGCGACGCTGCCCATTCGTACCGGGCTCGGTGGTCGCGCCGGATGCCCGAAAGCTCCGGCGCGACCTGTCTCTCGCCATCACGCACAGCGTCAGGACGCCGGCTTGCTGGCCGCCTGCTGGATCGCATCCACATGAACCGGCGTGCCGGCGGTCGTGGTCGACCGGACGTTGACCTGCACGTAGCGCTTGCCGCCCTTGTATCCGACCTTCTTCGTGACGCGGGCGGTCGAATTGGAGACGCGCGCACCGGCGGCAATGCCGGCCCCGGCTTCCGTGCCGATCAGATCGACGTCGGCAGCGGAAGTGAGCGTGCCGGTGACGTCGCCCTCTCGCACGGTGACGGTGAAGACGGCGGCAGTGGCCGTGATCGCGCCGTAGCCGACCGAGAACAGGACGGGGCCGATGTAGCCCTTGCGGTCAATGATCTTGCCGGTCTGGCCGGTGCCCGTGGTGCCGACGGCAACCGGGGGAATGACGCGGGTCACATTGAGCCCGCTGTAGAGATCGTCCATTGGATTTCTCCGAGATTGTGGGGAGCGGAATGCCGAGGCGCGCTAGGAAGCCGCCCCGGCGCTCGTCAGGATGCCGTCGTCAGGAAGCCGAGCACTTCAGCTTGCGGATCGCCTCGGCGAGAACGACGCGGCCGCCCATGCGCCGGCGGAAGATGAAGCGGACATTGCCGCTCGTCGCCTGCGTGTAGGGGTCGCGCAGCATCTCCATCGCGATGCGGTCGACGAGCGTGTAGGCCCGCGAGAAGTCGCCGTAGGCGATCGGGTACAGGCCGGCGCCCTCGCTCGGCATGTCCGGCATCTCCACGTAGGGATCGCCGTCGATCGTGTTCGGGCGGCCGGCCGCGATGCCGGGCATCCAGATGTAGTTCTTCTCGGCGTCCTTGAGCTTGCGAACCGAGCCGATCGTGGTCCGGTTCATCGCCCACGTCGCATTGCGCGTGTACGCGGTCTTCAGCGCATGCTTCAGGGTCAGCAGGCCGTTGGCCTGGCCGTCCACGTCCGCGATGGTGGCAGCCGAACCGGAGATGTTCTCCCCGACGGAAGCGTTCGCCATGAACCCTTCGGGCTTGCCGACACCGTTGCCGCTCACCACGGCAGCGCCTTCGGCAACGGCGAACTGCTCCGCCGCCTCCATGCGGAGTTCCGACTCCATGTCGAACGCGCTGTCTTCGAGCATCTGGTTGGAGATGTCGATGAGAGCGTAGAGTTCGTGGGTCTGAAGCTCCTCCAGGCCGTAGGTCAGGCCCGTGGTCTCGGTGCGCGTGCCCTGCTCCACGACCCACGTAGCCGAGAACTGGCCGGTGCGCTTCGGGATCTGGATCGACTTCATCGCCGTCGAGCGGATGCGCACGACGCTGCGGACGGGGCTCATCTCCGTCACCGACTTGATCATCTCGCGAAGATACTCGGTCGGGGCGAGATAGCCGCCAGCGGTGTCGGTGCCCACGTTGAGCGCCTTCGCCTCGGCGGCGACGTCATCGATCACCTTGCGCTGCTCGGTGCTCAGGTTGGGCAGGCCGATGACCTGCGCAAGCGTCGCGGCCCGCAGCCAGTCGTTCGCGCGCTGCTTCGACTTGGCCTCGTCGCGCTGGCCGCCGCCATTCGGCAGGCGGCTCATCGCGACTTCCATGCGATCCGTGGCTTCTCGCGCCGCCTTCGCCTGAAGCTCGGACTGCGTCAGGCGCTGGTTGAGCGCTTCGAATTTCGACAGTTCGCCCTCGATCTTGGCGAGCTTGTCGACGGTCACCGGGTCGGCGGCGCCCTTCTTCTCGATCTCAGAAAGACGGGCGTCGTTCTCGGTCTTGTACGCCTCCCAGGCGGACATGACCGGCTTCACCGCCTCATCGAGGACGGTCTTGATTTCGGTGGCGTCCATGACGGACTCCTTCAGGTTTGGATGAGGTTTGCCAGGGCGCCGAGGCTTTCCCTGATGTGTTCGGCAATCCCGTCCTCATCCCGAGGGTCCGGCTTGGCCTTGAAGCCGCCAGCGGCAATCGCCTTGGCGGCTGCGTTCGAGAACCCTGCATCCCGCAGGAAGTCCTCGAAATTCCTGATGGTCTTGATCTCGTCGGCGAGCGACGCGTCCGAGAACCCGCGAGCCTTCATCGCGTAGACCTGCGCGAGAACGTTGGCGGGGTCATCGACAAGCGAGACCTCCCGCAGATTGACGGTCTTGATGAACCGCGACGGCTCGCCCGCCTTGCCGCTGCCCTTGCGGGAGCCGCTCGGGGGGACCCGGTAGCCGATCGACAGGCCCTTCAGCGCGCCTTCGCGAAGCTGCGCGTAATTCCACTTGCCCTGCTCGGTATCTAGACCCACGAGCCGGCCCTTGACGTGGAGCCCGCTGGCGTCTTCCGACATCGCGTCCCAAACGCCGATCGGCTCGTGGGAGTTGCCGGTCATCGCGCCGTGGTTTTTGTACATCGGCGGCATGCCGCGCCCGTCGCGCTGGCGGCCCAGCAGAGACGATGCGAAGGCGCCCGGCTCGATCACGTCGCCGTGGCTGTCCATGTTGCCGAAGACGGCGCCATAGCCCTCGAAGGCGCCTGCCGGCATGTCGTTGGCAAACTTCACCTCGAACGGCACGCCAATGCAGTTGATGTCCATGTGGGTCATCCTTCCTGCGTCGCGGCTGGCTGCTGAGGCGGCGGATCGCTGGGGGTTGCGGGGGTGACCGGCACGCCATTCGGCGACATCGTCGCCGGCTGCCAGACTTCGTCCATGCTCGGATCGTCGTCGGGGTTCCACCCGTCGTCTTCGCGGATTTCGTTTGGCTTGAGCCAGCCCGGCGACGAGTTCGTGCCGAGCGCAGCCTTGTAGTATTCCGTGCGGTCCTTCAGCGAGCCACGCAGCAACTCGCTGGCGTCGATGCGGACGTGGTAGCCCTCCGCCCGCTCTTCCCGCGTCAGAAGCTGCGTCTCGATCGCCTGCCGGACCCGCTTGATCCAAGGCTGCAGGGTGTAGCGAACGTGGGCTTCGAGGAAGGCGTCGGCGCTGGCGAACGTCGGCGACTGGTCCCCGGCGTGCCCAAGCATGATCGGGAACACGCCAAGCAGCCGGGCAATCTCCTCGATCTGCATCTTCCGGGTTTCGATGTGCTGGGCATCAACGCCCGTCATGGCGATCTGCTGCCACTTCATCCCGCCGGTAAGGATCGCCGGCTTCGATGAATTGGCGGTGCCGCCCTGTACTTCGTGGAACTGCTGGCGCAGCGCCGCGACCTGTTCCGGCGCGAGCTTGCCATCCATCGAAAGAACGCCGCTTGGTCGAGCTCCGTTGGAGTGCAGACGCGCGTGGGTCTCTTCCGTGACCTGCGCAAGCCCGATGGCCTCGCGCCCCACAATCGTCGGGTCGAGCCCCTTGTACGGGGACCAGCTCGGCCCGGCGAGATGGAATACCTGTTCCTGATAGAGCCTCGCCGTCCCGCCCTTCTCGAACGAGACGTCGAAGAAGACCCGATTGATAGGGTCGATGTCGATCGACGTGAGTTCGGGGCGGATCGGGATCAACTCCCGAAGCTGCCCGTTGACCTCGTTGCGGTAGCTGACCGAGTTGCCCGTGGCCGCCGCGTGCATCAGGACGGTGCCGAAGAACGACGTGGCGTCCTGCCAGGCGCTTGGCCGATACATCAGCATGTCGTAGAGCGGGTGGTCCGTCGCGGGCTCCACGCCTCGCCCGCTGCTCGCCTTCCGATAGATTTCGACAGGAAGCTGCGCGATGCCGTCCGCGATGACGAGGACGCCACGATAGAACGCCGTTGTCTGCAGCGCGGTGCTGGACGACACCGAGGCGCCCGACTTCGTGGCGAGCCCCCAGCCGCCATTGATCGCGGCCCAAAGCTCGGGCGAGAAATCGACAGACTTCGCCTCATCCGCAGCCGGCTGCGTAGGCTGCGGGGGCGATTGCCCGAAGGGCCACCAGGACCATCCCATGCGGTGACCTTTCAGAGCGCGAAGATCTGAGGGATTGCGTCGCCCCCATCGACCTTCAAGTTCGCGGTAGCCGCCCCGACTGCCATCGCCAGAGCGACGACCATGTCGATGCGCCGCGTCGCCTTCCGCTTCGAAAGCCAGCGGTTGCCCATCAGCGGGTCTGTTTCCGTCGTCGCCGCCATGCAAGCCGAGATCAGCGGCGGGCTTCGCTGGATGCGAATACGGCCTTCCAAGATCAGTTGCTCAAGCTCGGCCAGTGACCCCGGCATCCACAACCCGAGAGGGTCATCCTTGCCGTCAGACCGCGCCGCCTCGATCGCCTCATCCGGCACGCGAGCACGGCGCTTGCCGCCCTGCGGGTGCATGACCTGCGGAACGTCAACGCCCATCGCGTCCAGCTCATCCGCCAGCTTCGAATACGAGTATCGGTCGTAAGCGAGCATCTGGATGGCAAATTCGCTGTTAGCCTCGGCAAGCCGGGCCGCGACATAGTCCAGCCGGATGTGCTTGCCCGGTGGGTCGTTCAACCACCCATCCCGCACCCACACATCGTAGGGCGCCTGGTCCTTCAACGAGCGCGCGGCGAGCGTATCCCTTGGCGTCCACCCCTCGACCCACGCATCAAACGTGGGGAGCGAAGCGACGGTGCCGTCTTCCCGCTCGACATCGCGGGAGCCGGTCGGCACCACGAATGCCAGCGCTGTCAAGTCCTGCGACCCGGAAAGGTCGATGCCGCAGAACACCTCCGCGTCGGAATGTTCAGACGGATCGAAGTCCGCAAGCACCGCCTCAAGCGCGGGGCGCGACATCCACGACACGTCCGAATCCGTCCAGACGCAGAAGTGAAGCCGAAGGATACCGTTCAGCTTGCCGGGGATCGCCTTCGCCTGGCAGACCACACTGGCGAGGTAATCTTCCTTCACCGTCACACCGAGCAGCGGATTGACCTTCACCCAGCACGATGGGTCCTCAAGCGGGTCGTCGTCCCTGTCGAGAGAGCAGACGAACGAGAACGATTCGTCGTCGATCGGCTCGCCAACGAAGGTGGCGTCGTCGTCGAC